AAACAATCTAGTATATCTTGTTTTTATTCTTCCATCTATTAGATCAGTAAATTCTTTTTCGTCTGTAACTAGAGTATCTTTAACTGGATATAAGTATTCTCCACTTACAGAAGTATATTTTTCATTATCAAAATGTGTATTTATGCACATAAATTTTGATAGATGAGTATATGGAATCTGATTTGCTGGAGTTTTGAAATCATAAGTTTTATTTGTATCATAATTATATGCTGTAGTTTGTTGTCGTTGCATACCTTGATTGATAGCTTTGATAACATCAAAATTATTTTCTAGCTTCATTTCATAAATTCTAGCTTCATAAAATTGATTCTTAGGTAATGCTTTAAAAACTTGATCTTCTTTTCCGTACTTGCCAGTGAACAAATAATCTATCGTAGTATAATTTACTTTTCCTGTTTTCAAATCTGTCCAGAAAACATATCCACCTTTGTTATCTTGGTTCATTGCGAATGTAGATAAGTGGTGTATTGAATGAAGTGGACTCCATAGTGGTGTAGTAAATCTATGAAGTTTTTGTTTAGTTGGTTCTACAATTCCCATTGTAGCTCCACAATATTCTAAAATGTCTGTTACAATTTCATGTACATATTTTTCTTTCCAGGACTTAGAATATTCAGTAGCTATAGCATCGATAAGCCAAGGAGAACAGAACTTATACAATACCGGATGATGTGTACCAGTTGATGCCATAATAGTTTCTGAAGCATAAATAGTAAACGTTAAAGATAAGTCTGCTCGATCTGCTGTAGAAAAGATTATCTGAATTTGATCCATAGCATAGATTTCACCAACTTCATTGAATCCTTGCCAATCTTGTACAGCTATATCTCCAGTGATAGCAGGAAATACTAAGCTCTCGTATATGTTTAGCTCAGTATAAGACTGAGGATATAGTTCATATCCTTTGATATAAATCTTTTTGAGTATAAAATTATAAGTTCGTTTTTGTTCTAATGACATTAGGAAATTCCGTTGACTGCATTATAAAATGAGGTTACTACATCGTTTAGATAATCATATTTTAAAAGAATGATGTTTCTTTTGTTTTCATTTCTTTCATGTAAAAGATCATAATATGTTTGTAGTGTATAAAGATTTTCTGTTTTATAGTAATATTCTGCTAACGTTTGTAATTGAGGTTCAGTCATTACCCAATCATTGAACAAAGTTTTTACATTGTTGAATATACAAAGTATCCAAAAGTGTTCTACTGTTCCATACGTATCAAAAGAAATGTCTTCAGGTCGTTGTCCATCTCTAACTGTGTACGAATCGAAGAAAAGAACGTTGTTAATAAACTTGCTTATAATTTCCGTATGGTCAAAAAAGTTTGCCATAGGTATTTTAACAGGCTGTATGTTAGTAAATTTATAATCGATTCCTGTTGCTGTTTGAATAGAAGCAATATATGGTGTCAGGTCTATTGTTAGATCAGAAAACGAATCAAAATAAGTATATTCAACTCCACTAGATTTAGGCATTAAGAAGCTCCATTAAGATATGCATTACGTACAGAATGAAATTGTAAGTCTAAAGTAATCATTACAGAAGAATTGTCATGATATACTAATGCTGATTGATTTCCACCACTGTATTGTGCATTGACTCCTATCAATGCCATATACAAATATCTAGTAGGAGTATCAGGAAACCCAACACCGTTCAATCCACTAAAGTATATATTCCAAAGATCAGGGAAATCTAACAATCCTCCGTTAAGAGTAGGTAACAATTTTGTTTTGAACGTTGATACTATGTTGTTAATTTGTGCAGCTTCTCCAGAAGATCGTGGTAATAGTTCAAAATGAAATCCCATTTGGATAGGATCGCCTTTATGAAAGACTAAAAATTCACCAGGAAATTGTGTACTTCCTGCTCTCATCTTTATACTATTAACAGTAGGAGCTCCAATTCTTTCTTCAGTCTGTGCTTCTGCTGCTTCCCATGAACTTGCTTTTAATGCTTGATTCATTCCTATATCTAAACCGGCTGTTATTACTTTATCCATTCCCCATTGAGCACTATATTTTTCTGAGAATTGACCAGGAACATATAGTTGAATGTTAGAAGATTCTCCTCCAGATATAATGGGGTCTTGTGTATTTTCTAATCTAGGAGTATCCAATTTCCAATTGAAAGATTTGAATACTACTCTAGCTTTTGCATTATCTGTATTGTCACTTGGATATACTAACTTAGCTGGTGTAGCTCCTGGAGTAGCTTTTTTAATTGGTAATAGTTGTCCAAAATTGCCCTGTGGTGTTTTAGGAACAAGATTAGCAACTCCTCCTTGTGGTGTTGTTGGTAACATTGAAGCAACACCTGTTGGTCCTGTTGGTTGTGTGAATCCTCCAGCCATAATTAACTTCTCCCCCATTGAGCATTGAACATAGTTATTAACGATGAGTCTCCACTAGACAAAACAGTTGTTCCTTTAGTTGAAGTTTCTCTATCTACATTTCTAGTAGTATCGCCAACATTTACTGCTGTCTTTGAAGCTACTTTAGCGAGTGCATCTTTCTTTGCTTGTGCGTCTGTTTTCTCTTTTGCGTGAATATCAGCTTGAGCTTTAACTACTTCTAGTTGTTTCTCTGCTAGTTTCTTTGGTGTAACTGGTACAGGATTATTAGCAGTAGGAGACAACGCAGTTATTTTTCCTTCTTTATATCCTTCGTGTACTTTCATAGCATCAGTAATTATCTTTTGTTCAGCAGGAGTATATTCTGACATTTTCTTATTTGCTCCTACTTTACTCAAAACAGCTTGTTGATATGCCGGAACATTATTTTCTGAAGCAGGAGCATACTTAGCAATAGCTTCTGTTAATGTTTTATCTTTGTAACCTTTAGTACCAAACAATAATTTTTGTTGTGCTGCTTCTCCTGCTTTTGCATCTGGAAACACTGCAAACCCTTTGTCTTCGCCAATAGCTCCATGAGATTTAGCAAAGTCACCATATCTAATATTACCTTGATTGTTATCTCTCCAAGCATGTGTTCCTGTTCTAACAGTATCACCAACAGTAACACTTCTTCCTGCTCCTCCCATTGAAGGTAACATTGATTCTGGTGCTACACCAGCATTATGACCCGTTGCCATTTTATATCCGCCCCATCCGAGTAATCCTGCTGCTGCGGCTGTTAATACTACAGGTGCTGCTGTTGCTAATAATCCTGCTCCTCCTGCTACGGCTTCTGCTCCTCCTGCTGCTTCAGCCAATCCTCCTGCCGCTTCAGCACCTTTTGCTAAGTTTCCTGCTTCTCCTATTCCTTCCGCTATTCCTTTTCCTTTACCGAATAACTTATTAATAGTTTTATCTTTTATAACATTTTTGATATATCCTTTTTTATCCGCTGCATCTAAAAATCCACCAACATGTTCTCCTATAGTCTTATCACCTAAAGATGTTTCTCCTAAAGATGATTTGTTTACAAGATTTTTGATGTATCCTTTCTTATCAGGAGAATCTATAAATCCGCCAACATGTTCTCCTAAAGTTTTCTTTCTACCTATTTTTCTATCTTCTTTATATTTGTTGTGTTGTTCTTTATATATCAACTCTAGAATTTCTGTGTTTTTATCTAGAGCATCCGTAATTCTATCGGTATTTGCTGTAGCAGTTAAAGGTGCTTCTGTTCCTCCACCTAAAGCATCAAAATCTCCAGGATTGATTCTTGTTTTCCCCATGCCTGATAATGGATTGGCATGAATAGATTGTCCTGCTTTGACTTTTATAAGAGACGGACCTCTTGTTTTAAAAGCTTGATTTCCTACATTTACAGATTCTCTTCCACCAGGATTATCCCCAACCATAACTGTAGATGATCGTAAAGCTTTATATGATCCACCACCACCAAATTTACTTTTGATATCTTTGTATATTCTAGATTTTTTTGAATCTCTATCTAATTTTTCTAGAGATTCTTTTAGTCTATGTTGTTTGTCTCTAAAATTTTCTGCTTTTGCTGCTGCTCTTGCTAGAAATAGTTCGCCTGGAACTCTTGCTATAGTTCCAATCTTTTCATGTTTAAAGAAGTGACCGAGAAAACTTCCTGCTTCGGTCATTGCTGCTCCTGCTCCAGCAGCTAATAATCCTTTACCAAGTGTTCCTTTTTTCTGCCAAGCAGTTTTGATTACACTTTTTGTTTCTTCGACTATTGACTGAGCAATATTTTTGTGGTTGTTCTTTTTAAAAGTTATATAGCTTGCTACTAATTTTTCAACTTTACTAAATATCTCAGAGGTTTTACTTCTTATCTTTTTTTCAGCATCAACATCAGACAATCTATGAATGATCTCATAGATTCTTGTTGATGAATTCATTTTCATTTTCTTAAGTTTGTCTAGAACTTCAAGATCGTTAGCTACATTATAAGAATCTACATCTGAAGTTATAGATTTGTAAGTTTCAAAATACAAAGTAATATACTGTATGATGAAATCTAAAGTTTCGTCATCACCATTACGAGTCTTGTTAGATTTTTTCTTACTTGTGCCGGTTGTAGTTTTTGGTTTTTTGTTATAGAACTTTCCTACAAAACTCTTTAATAATTTCTCATATACTTCTACTCTATATGTAACATCATTAGATTCAGTTATAATCTTATTCTGTGTCTCGTTGAACAGAGTATACTTGCTTGACTTACCAGAAAGTTTGTTACCACCTTCATCATGCAGTCCTAATGTACTTTTGAGTATGTCTAATCCAGATGCCATTTATTTTTCCTATGTAGTTTTATATTATTTATATCCTTGACATTTTGTGTGAATTATGATATGATATTTCATAAAGGAGATTACCATGCGAGAAACTTTTGAAGAAAAGATTCTAAGGAAAGAATTAGGATATACTTTGAAAGAAGTAAAAGAACTAAGAGATTTGAGATATACTCCAGAAGAAATACAAGAGTATATGAAAATAAACAAAAAGGAATGTAAGCAACCTAAAGTATATGCTAACAAAAAAGCAGTTGTGAAACCAGTACCTAAAAAAGGTTTCATGGGTGCTGTTCAGTACAATGATTTGACAGACGAAGAAAAGGGCAGCATGATATTTGACTGTACTTTCTTTCCGTTTATAATTGGAGTACCATTGATTATGTTTTTGGTCTTTGGAAAGTGGGGAGTTATATGTTTAGCTGTACTGACTTGCTCTGCATTAATCGGTACGTTAGAAGCAGTTCCTGTGATACTTGCAATGTTTATTGGTATTCTTTTCTTACAAAGAAAATAAAGAGGACCATTGCTGATCCTCTCCGTTATGTGTTAAGTTTATCTTTCAATTTTTTAACAGTAAGTCCATAATAGATATCTAACTCATATGGATACATATTATCTATTTCTACCAATGACCAACCCATTTCGTCTTTCATAAAGAAGGACATTTTAAAGTAATCGATCAGGGTTAGATCGAATACTAAAAAGCCAAAAAATGGTATAGATCACCAAACCTTACAGGATTTTCTGTTCCGCATTTTCCACAAATAAGAGTTTTCTCAAGATAAATTTCTGCTTGTGCTTGATCAACCCCATCAGTCAAGATATCTAAAAAGCTTTTACCTTCCTCATTTTCTAAGGAGGGCAGAGCATCTACAAAATCTATCAGTTCTTCTTCTGTAAACTTATCGAATACTTCTCCTTTGTAAGCAATCGAATCAATGGAGTTTATCGTATAGTAAAAATTGAATTCAGAAGACTTCTCATACTTTTTCAGAAGAGCATCATACACAACATATGGAACTTCTTTAATACTGAATGATAAATCCTGGCTCAATTGAATAGGATTGCTGTCAAACTTTTTGCTTTTTACATCTGTTGTCAGATTTATAGAATCGAATAGTTCAAACTTATCCTTTGAACATTTTAGTTTGTATTCTATGAGCGATCCTTTAGATATCTTACGAAGTTCTATCAAACAGTTAATGTAATCTGTATTAGACAAAGTATCAAATTTGTTTGGATCGTCTACACATTTCTTAATGAATTTTATGATCTCTCGTTTTCCATCTTCAGTATCTTGTATTCCTTCTGTTGCAAACAACAATTCTCTTTCTTCTTTAGTTCTCCATTGTTTCAGACCAATCTTTTTTCCAGACAGAAGTTCTTTTTGCATAAAGCTAGTTGTTTCGTTAATTATTGGTAATGACATATTTGTTTCTCCTCTTAGTTTTTTATTATTTATATAAATAAGTAGGAGTAAGTTTGAATGCTAGTAACATTTAAACAACAGTAGGAGCAAATTACTGCTGTCCTCCCATATCTATTTATAAGGAGCAAAATCTATGTATCATTTAGTTTATCTTACTCGAAACTTAATCAACAACAAAATTTATGTAGGTGCTCATTCGACAAATAATTTAGATGATGGATATTTAGGATCAGGACAAAATCTTAAAAGAGCTATCAAAAAATATGGTAAAGAAAATTTTGAACGAATAATATTACATTATTGTTATAATAAAGAACAAACATATGAAGTTGAAGCACAAATAATAGATATTTCTTTTGTTATACGAAAAGATACTTATAATCTTTGTGTTGGTGGTTGTGGAGGAGATGTTCATACAAATGAAACTAAATTAAAAATGTCCAATATTAAAAAAGGAAAATCTTTACCTCTAACTACCAGAATAAAGATGTCAAAAAGCGGAAAAGGTAGAATTTTTTCAAAAGAACATAAAATAAAAATCTCAATTGGACAAAAAGGACATGCTAATTTTGAAGGAAAATTTCATACTGAAGATACTAAAAGAAAAATGTCAGAAAGTGCAAAAGGAAAATTCAAATCTGAAGATACTAAAAAGAAAATGTCAGAAAGTCATAAAGGAAGAACAGCATGGAATAAAGGAATTCCTTGTTCAGAAGAAACAAAAAATAAAATTTCAAAAAGTAAAATTAAGATGCATTAGCTTCAATAGAGTGAGAAATATACTTAAATTTTATAGTTGTCAGTGCTGCTCCTCCATCATCACCCTCTACATCAAACTCAATAGAATCTACACTTACCGGGATCAAGTCTCTAAAAATATCATATCGAGTAATGTTTCCGTCTTTATTTAGCGGATATAATTTGAATGATGCTGAAGAAATATCATTGTAATATTGTCTCACATATGATTGAGCATTCAAAATACTGTTCATCCATTGAAAAAAGAAGTTCTTAATAGTCAAATTGCTGGATTCAAGATACGAAACAGAAAGATCATCGTATCGATAGTTCTTAACATAATATCTAGGAATCATATCTACTTCTCTATGTTCAACATCAAATGCCAATGCAGGACAAGTAGCTTTGAAAATTTGCCATGTAAGAAAATCCTGGTCGAATCCTGTCTTTGGAGCTTTTGTTATATCTAATATTCCTATGAATCTGTTCAATCGTAGAAGACCATTTGGAAACTTATCTCCATTGATCAAACTGTTTGCATAAAATTCATCTATTTTCATATGATTAGTAGACATTATGTTATATCCATAACTTTGTATGTGCTAAACTTAAACGTAACAGGAAATTCTGATATCTGTGCATCTGATTCTTGAGACAGTTGTAATTCGCCCAATGAGGTAGGCCAACAAAATCCAAACTCTATTCCAAAAATAATATTGAACTTGTTATCTAATTGTAATATTCTAGTAACAAATTTTCCAAAATTACTGGATGTCGGAAAAGTATTTTCGTCTGTGTTATAAACTAACTGGAACAACCAATTATGAAGCATTTTTTTCTGTGTATAATTATCATCACAGACAAAAACCATTTGTATATCTCCATAATTCTGTGTAGCAGGAAGATATAGTCTCTGTCCCATTCTCTTAATTTCTTTTGTACCTATGTTAAAGTCAGGCATGTTTACAGATTTTGCTAATAGTTCTAATTTCAAAAACTCAGGAACAACTGTTGCTTTGTCAAATATGAATTCGACTTTATACAGATTTGTTCTAGCAAAATCGTTGAATGTAGCTTTTAGATAATCTACATGAAAGATCAGAGATGAATCAGTATATTTATTTGCTGGTATAGAAGGTGTTGTCATATTAGTTTGTCCAATAACTATAACCAAACGTTACTTGAAATGTAGCAATGGTATCAGGAGTTTCTTGATTAAGTTCTGTCTGATCAACATGTTTAGGATAACAATATTTGAAGATATATGTTTGTATAATATTACCTTGCAAATCTAGTTGATTTACATCTATATGGCATTCATCGTATAGGTCTTTCAGAAATCCTTTTTTAGCATCGTTTCTATTATTAACTAACTGCGCCCAATCTTCGAATAGTTGTCTGACTTCCCAATCTTCATCATAAAGGAAATTGATAACCAAGTCTTGAATGATTTCTGCTGCTGGCATTTTATAAGTCATTCCATAATATTTCAATTCTATTTCATTGAAAGCTCTGTCTGGAATGGTTGCACTGGTAGCATAAAATTTCAAATCTTCTGTAGATATTTCTTCTGTTAAACTTGAAGGAGGAAATACATTTACCAAAAATCTATTTGGTCTTACGATACTTTTAAGATTGTGCCTAAAAGAGTCTATTGTAGTTAGTCCTGCCATTTTATTTCCTTATTTTGGATCAATAGAGATTGTGTTGTGTATTAGAACTAGACATTTTTCTAATATAAAAGAAACATCATCATAAGTTATAATACGTCCTGTTAACATTGTTTTGTTTGTCAGAAAAACTTTTACTTCTGTTTTATTTTGAACACAGTTTTGTAAAAAATTTGTTATACACATAATTCATTCTCCTTACGGGTTTTTTATTATTTATATAAATAAAACAGGAGTAAGTTTGGTTGGTTCGAAGCAACCAAACAACAGTGGAGCTATCTACTGCTGTCCTCCTCATATCTATTTATAAGGAGCTATATTATGCATCATATCGTATATCAAACTACTAATCTTATCAACAACAAAATCTATATTGGAAAACATTCAACCGAAAATATTGATGATGGATATCTTGGTAGAGGAATAGCTTTAACCAAAGCTATCAAAAAATATGGCAGAGAAAATTTTAAACGAACTATACTTCATTTTTGTTCATCTTCTGAAAAAGCTTATATAATAGAATCTGTTTTAGTTGATGTTACATTTGTAAAACGTGAAGATACATACAATCTTGTTATAGGAGGACATGCTGGAGGTATAGGTTTAGGAAGACCTTGTTCTGAATATACTAGACAAAAAATATCTGATTCAGAACAAGGTAAAACTGTTTCAAAAGAAACATGTAAGAAAATATCTTTATCTAAGAAAGGTAGACCAATTAAACGAGGAAGAACATTGTCGAAAGATCATAAACAAAAACTTTCAGAAAAGAAAAAAGGAACTCATCTTTCTGAAGAACACAAAAGACATATTTCTGAAAGTTTAAAACTTAAAAATATCTCTTGACTTTTCTGGTTGAATATGATATCTTTGTCTATAGATAAATCAATCCAAAGGAGAAATCAATGAAAGAAAAAGCCGTAGTTGTAAAGTATGATAACACCGTTCCGGTATCGCTTCGTGGTAAGATTTCCGGCAAGCTTCCTGCTCGTATTGTACGTACTGGTGGTGATCTGACCAACAAAGAATATGCCGCAGAGAAAGGAATTACCAAACGACAGGCCAGTAAGGAACGTAGGGGTTACTAATAAAAAGGGGAGCAGTTAGCTCCCCATTTTTTATACCAAACTCCCTTGTAATGCTCTCAAAATGTTTGTATAGAATCCTGCAATTGTATTTGCCTGATCTAATCCATTGATAATCTTTCTAGCGTTTACTGCATCATTTGTTGTATCGTTGAAATAATGTCCTAAAGAAACTCCAGTGAACAATCCTTTTCTCATTCCAAGTGACATAATCTCATATGCAATTTTAGGATCGTCTGCCAAGTCTGGATGATTTACCAAATCTACACTCAGAAGCTTCGAGAACTCCTTGTAGTTGTCCAACCATGTAAGCTGGACATCACCCCTTCCGAAATACGCCTGATGCGTCACAGGGTCAGGTATGCCGTATTTATGCCCTGCTCCGTGACCATTCTCTTGAATGGGTTGAAAGGTTCTTCCGGTTTCCCAATAACAAGTTGCAAGAGCATAAGCACACCATCTTAGGTCTGTCATGTTTGCATCCTGCTCCAGGTAAGTTATTAAGTTTTGAAGTCCGGTTGTTTGTGAAGGATTAAAAGTTCTGGTGAATGATGCTTGAACAGCAGTTATGAATTTTTGAAAGTCTATTTTTTGCATGGTGATCTCCTTTCTTTTATTTATATGAAAGGAAAATTCAAATAAGCATATTTTCCAAATAATTCTATAGCTTTTTTATCGTATGCTTTAGCAGCATCTTCTTCTGTTTTGAACAATCCAATGTATATTTGTTTTTTGTCTAATTGAATATTTGCTGCAAATGATGTTCTATGTATACATACTCCTTTATACATTGAGGATGTAGTTCTTTTTTGTTTCTTTGCATTTTGCATATTTTTAGAATGAGAACATATTCTAAGATTTTCTTTTTGATTATTAAGACCGTCATGATCTTCATGATCTATATCTTGTTTATAAATATTATGACCATGAAGGTTCATAATAAATCTATGTAAAGTTATAATTTTTCTGCTAGGTCTATTACCCAATATAGTTTGAACGTATATAGTATTGCTTTTAACATTAACAAGCGGATACCAGTTATAATGTTTAAGTATTTCATAATCTTCATCATCTACTATAGTTTCTAGACCTGGATATTTTTTAGAATTTAGTTGGATAATTTTACTCATCTGTACCTATCAAAATTAAACGAGAACTAGCTCTGGTAATGGCAGTGTATAGCCAACGTCTGTGCATCTCTTCATCTCGTCCTAAAGTCTCTTCAAATACTAAAACATTATCAAATTCGCTCCCTTGAGCCTTATGGCATGTGATAACATATCCAAAGTCAAATTGATCTATTTCTTTATGGTATTTTATTTCTATTTTGGTATCAGCAAAAATATCTGGTTCGATGTTCAGATAGTTCCAAACTTCTTCATCGTCATTTTTAAAAGTTAAGTTCCAGGTTTTAGGATCGAATGCTTCACAACTTCCAAGCATACCATTTATCAAACCAAGATCATGATTGTTCTTCAAACAAATAAGTTTATCGCCAACTACCGGATATTTCTCGGTAGTTCCTGCTGTTCTTCTGATCTGTCTGTTCAAAAAATTTCTAGTATCATTTCTACCACAAATTATTTGAGATGCATTCAGCAACCATTCATCATGTAATTTTGTTCTCTTTGCTCGTAAGAAAGTTTCTCCATATCTTCCAAACTTGACATATTGATTCTTTCTGATCATATGTGCTACATGGATAATAGGATTGTCTGCTGCCTGTCGATGAACTTCTGTTAAGATAAAATTAGGCTTAGACATGAGATTGGTTTGATCTTTAGATACAGGAGGAAGCTGAAAGCAATCGCCAATGTAAAGAACAGGAATGCCATACGATTCTAAATCAGTTTTCAATTTAGTATCTACTGTACTTGCTTCGTCCACAATAATCAATCTTAACTCATTAGATACCGCAGGATTTCTTTTGAATTTCAGTTTACCTTCAGCATCAGTATATGGAATATAAACTAAACGATGAATGGTTGTTGCACCAAGCATTTCCTTTTTGCGTAGAACAAGAGAAGCTTTACCAGTATAAGCACAGAAATGTACTTGATGTTGTTCGAGCTTTAAGAAGTCAACGATAAAAGGAATTATAGTTGACTTCCCTACGCCAGCATATCCACCTAATATAAAAGGTGTTCTTGGTTTACTCTTGAACCATATAGCTATCAATCTGATAGCTTTAGTCTGCTCGTCTGTGGGAGTGATATCAGACATGTTGTTTTATACATTCTGCTGTTCGGTTTGTTCCTTTACATATCTCTTTTTGTTTATTTTCCCATTCTTCTTTTATAAGCTTCTTACGAAATCTATTGACAAAGGTTTGATGTTGTTCGTCTGTAGTATAGATATACCATGTTTGAATTTCGTTGAACATTGTATATGAAATAACAGTTTGTCCGTTCTTCAATCGTTCAATACAGAATACTCGTTTATGTTCAATATCAAACTCAGCATCAATGTTAACTTCAATTTTTGGTTTCGTTCTAAAAAGATTCATTCGGTTATCCTCATTTACTTTTAATTTTTTTCGTACCAGTAATGTAATCATATCGGAAAAAAACTGGAATGTCAATTATAAAATATATCTCTCGATCAAAAAGATTGGTAAATATAATATGATCTAGTTTGTTCTTGTTGCAAAACTTACAACACATGATTAGATTTTCGGGTCCGATATTCTCTTCCAGGTATACAACCGGAATGATATGGTCCAGAGAAGCTTTATGATATGGGATTGGTTTTTGGCAGTAAACACAGATGCCCTTCTGTTTCTTCCAGAGAGCAAGACGGGTTTCTATTCGGTTTTGATGTTCTTCACGCATAGAAATATAATAACATAGTTGAGAAACAATGTCAATGTAAATAATAGACTTTTTATCATTATTCTGATACAATTATATAAATAAAACTGGAGCC